CTGTTGCTCTTGCGTTTCTTCTTTTTCAAATACATCTTTAATTCTATTATAGAATTTGTTTCTGTATTCGGTGTTCATTCTTATTTTTGCTGACATAATGTCCTTTCGTTAGTTATTAATAATTATTTTTATATACCACTTGACAAACTATGTCAATAGGATTATATAAGATTAAGTATTACAAGTTAATAGCTTGTAGTCCTTTCGGACTTAATCTGGTGTTAATAGCACCAGCTTGAGCCGTGATCACAGTACCTCTCAGAATGCGAGGGTAATTTGCTGTACAGCGACTGTGATCTCGGGTCAAGGCGCTTGGAGTGAGGAATTTAAACTCTATAGCATAGGTCGAGATTTCGTACGAAATGGGTGAGTATTTCTGCAGAGAAAAAACCCCGCCTACGCACACCTGCGCCCTTGAGCCTAGATCACTCTGGGAGCCCTGCAGGCATTAAACCAAATATTGCTTGAGTGATCTAGGGTCAAGCTATTAGTGGTCCGGAGCATGCATCCGGTATCGTGAAGAGTTTGGCCAAAAAAATTTCTTTAAAAAAAAATAAAGCATAAGCCACAAGCCACAAGCTAGGGTGGGCCCGCCCCATAATGTACAAGGTTACAAGAAATAATAGTTGACAAGGGATCTGGGATCTTATAGGATGTGTTTATCCCGTTTGGTAGTATCCGGATTTAAAACTCAAACTACCATAACAACAATGAAAGGATACAATGAGTAAATTTAAATGGGTACATGTTCACCGACTAACTTATATAAAAGTTGATAAAGATGGTAATGACGATGGTAAAATATACGAGTATACCGGAGATCATTCCAGCTTCTGTGATGGTATTGAAGACGAGGATCTAGAAGAAATAGAGAAGGAGGACGCATAAATGAAAAAAAGAATTAAACACAACAACCTGCTGCCATGGTTCACGGACGACCATAACACGCTTCCTGCTGCATACCTAAAGAGCACAAAGAAATTTTTTGATGGGTTACAAGCCACAAGCAGGGTGGGCCCGCCCTATAATGTACAAGGGCACAAGGAAAAAAAATAATTGACAAGGGTTCAAGGATATTATAGGACCTATTCAGAAAGGTATAATTATGAAAATAAAAGACGCCGTAAAAATAACTCATACACTATCGAAGCCCGGCAAGATGCCCGGACCAGCGTACAGCATAAGCGCAAAGAACTGTATCACAGGCGCGAAGCTTGCAAAGGTACCCGGCAGCGTATGCGCAGGCTGTTACGCCTTGAAGGGTCGATACATGTTCAAAAATACAAAGAGCGCGCACCAATTGCGCCAGGAATCACTTAGTCACCCGCAATGGGTTGAAGCGATGGCTGTACAAATTAAACCACATAAGTGGTTCAGATGGCATGACGCCGGAGACCTGCAGAGCGTGCAGCATCTCAACAATATCATTTCAGTGTGCAAGCTTACGCCCGGGACCATGCACTGGCTGCCCACACGTGAAGCTCAAATATTAAAAGAATTTACGCCGGACATGATTCCGACAAATTTAATCATTAGGCTAAGCTCACATATGATAAACCAGGGACCAGTAAAACAATGGCCGCACACGTCAACCGTTACAGATGGAGAAGGCAGAACCTGCCCGGCACCAGATCAAGGCGGTATATGTGGAAGCTGTCGTAGCTGCTGGGATCGCAACACAAAGAACGTATGTTATGGCAAACATTAAATACAAATACGCGGCGCAGCTGGAAGCAATTCATAATCAATGGTGCCTGGAAAACGGGTATCCGCTCCGGTCTTATGATTCAGAACCGGGGAGGCCTAAGATCACAAGCTCTCAAGCACAGAAGCGCAAGCGTCCAAGCCTTCAGCCAAAGGTTCAAGCTTCAAGCCTGAAGCCACAAGCTCCAAGATCCTAGAACCAGAGTACAAGCGACAGGTCCCAAGCTCCGGGGCACAAGCCACAAGGACAAAGGTGTTTTTTTTGTGTTTCATGTGGAACGCACATTGGTGCGGGGATAGGGGTACAGAGTTAACTTTTGTTAACTTCAGTTCTAACGTGAAAAAAGTGCCTTTAGAATTTTGACAAAGACAATCAGGAGTGCCAAGTAAGGCGCGATTCTCAATACGAATAAACGAAATCGACTTCCATTTCTTTTTAATCTTTTTGTAGAAATTAGCCTCTGTCATGGCCGGACAAACCGAAGTTAATGACCTTATAATTTTCCAATTATTTTACCCATTTTCCAACCAAGGTTTACACCTTTTAGATTTAATCTATGGGTTTCTCTATCGCCAATCATTCTGTTTTCTAATAACTGAATCTCAGATAGATCTAATTTTTCTCCGTTAGGCAATTCTAGCTGTACTCTAGCATTTTGTGCCGCTGGAGATGTTAAAAACTTATCTAAATATTGACTTAATTCTTTCGCTGTCATGCTTGTATTATATAATATATGGGATATATTGCAAGTATGAGTGATACTCAAAAACATAACTCTAATCCCAAAGATAAATACGGCTTGCAAGAGCTGACGGCTATGCAACGTGCATTCTGTGAGTATTTGGTCATGAACGAGGGTAGAACCACAAACAAAGACGCAGCTATACACGCTGGGTACAGTGAAAAGAATGCTGCTGTGGAAGCATCAGGTCTAATGAAATTAGAGCACATCCAGGCCTACCTGACTAGAAGAATGAACGAAGTAAATAAATCTTTTGTTGTAAACAGAGCTAACTTTGTAAAACGTCAAATACAACTATCACACAAGTTAGAGAAGGAAGGCAAGACAGAGAAGACCGCTGCGTTTGAAGCCATGATAGGTAAAGCACAGGGTATATTTATAGATAGAAAAGAAATTTTAACGAGAGATCTAACTGCTGAAGATAAACTAAAACGTATGGAAGAGCTACGTAAGCAGGCTCAGAAGATGAAGAAAGTTAACGATCTTATTGAGGACTAGCCAATTATTTTGCCCTTGTTTTTACCTTGAGTAATTTTATAACCTTGCGTGCCATTACGGCCAATCTCTACTTCTTTTTTTAATATTCGGTTTAGGTATATTTCATTCCAGCCATTCTTATAGGCTTCATTTGGTGGTCTTGTTATACCGTCGTATTTTTTACCTTTTTCTTTTTTCATATAATTATCTTCTCCATTTTTAATATACACCCTTTTGGGAATACATTTCTATCAGAAAATAATTCATCACCTAATTCATAAGAAGCAAAGGTTCTAATAGTCTTCTTATCTTTAGAAAACAAATAAGCTTGAGTGACCATAATGCTTGCATCAAACTTGTTAAACTCTTCTGCCGTAGCGTGAGCTGAGTCACCCGTGATATCAACCCAAACTATTTTATAGAAGTAATACTTCTTATTTTTAATAACAACGTGTCTATATTTAGATTTCTTAGGTTTCCTCATAATTTGGACTATAGTGTTTTTTTAATGAAATTACAAAAAGCAAAATGCAAAATATACGCGCGCGTCCCTTACGTTGTTGTGGTTATTGGCTTATTTCACTTTTTTCACTTTTTTGCTTAAATAAGCCTTTAATACCAATGATTTTTAAAAAATTGTATCTTTTGTATCCAATTGTATCCTGGTAAAAGATACAAATTTGGCGTTATTTCCCTTGGTATACAACACTTCTAGCTTTTGTATCCTTTGTAACCACTTTTTAAAAAAAAAAAAAATAAAAAAATTTTTTTCACAGAAAAACCCTATTGTAGGGATACAATTGCAATCAGCCGCTCTGTATAACATTTATTCGCCATTTTTTGTATCTGCACACCCCTTTGAGTCGGATACAATTTTGTAATATTGGTCTATTTTACGCAAAAACTGATGTTTGTACTTCTGAAACTCTCTTCCAGACACTTCAAACTTCTGGAATAGGTTATCTTTGCTGCACATTAGAATGATTCCAGACTGTATCTTGGTGTCATAAACTTGGTTGTGTGCCATAGCATACGCTGCCAGCTGCACAAAGTAATCTTCTATCCACTCTCTTCGTTTCGGCTTGTTAGTCTGTTTGTAATCTACTATACTTTCGGCGCCGTTATAAATTCCCACCAGGTCCGTGGCCCCCGCGTATAGGTCAGGGTAATACAACATAACTTCTTGCCCCCACACCTCTTCCAGGTCCCCGAGCCCTTTTTCTATAATCTGTTGTGCCATGGTATTTGCTTGTAGGCCCGTCTGTGTTAGGTCCAGGTGCCCTGTTCCCTTAACATACGCTTCTAGGTACGTGTGCATACTCGTCCCACGTACAGCTGCCTCATTCATAATCTTATTAGCTCTAGTCGCACCTTCACGTGCCCGCCAATTAGCTAAGCTCTGTCGCTTCTCATCCGACTGGGTTGCGGATAGTATAGTTGTAACACTTGGTAATTTTCTGTTATCAATACTATAGTGTCGTTTGCCGTTGATCAGAGATCTAACTGATGTAGGGTAAGTATATTTTTTATTCCACTTCATCGTATCTGTGTCTCTCTCTATAGCCTGTTCCTTTTTTCCTGTTGCCCCAACGTTTCTGCCAGGCATAAACGCTCATCTTACTACCGATGTGTTCCATCCATGATAGAGGTACGTCCTTTACTGCTCTCCATTTATATTTAATATCCTCTAATAGGTCTGGTATAGTCTTAATCATAATAAGCCTCTTCTAGTTTTTCTTTATCAATATTATATTTATTTATTAAATGATTATACAGATTAGATTTATTCTCTTTTCTGCATCTTTGTATCATACTTAATATTCTAAATATCCTTGCTGTCTCTCGGTTCATTCTTTTTGTCCTCTTCTATCTTGTTTTTATAAAATAACTCTAAAAACGCACGATACGCGCCGCCGCCCTGGTAGTCATCTTCTGCTTTTTTCTTTGCTTCTTCTACTTTATTATCTTTTGTCATAGTGTTTTATTATATCCTTTAACGCTGCTTTCTTTGTTACTGCGTACGGATAGATTGCGTTAGCTATCTTGTATGCATCCTTAAAACCTCTTCGCCATCTGTACTGCATTTTATACTCTTTGCGTGGCTTCTCTATACATCTACCACCAAAATGATCACAACACCATTGTATCGTTGCCTTATCTGTCATCACAATTTCTAACTGTATACGCCAACAGAAATATTTATTAGGTCTGTTGTCTCGTTTACTAGACCAATATTGTTTGTACGTCACACAACCCTCGCCATCAAAGAGCCCTGCTAGATAAGCTATCATATCGTTAGAGGGGACACCACGTCTGGCACTCTCCCCACTAACGCCGAGCGTCGTCGCTACCCTTTCAGGTCGTCGCTTAGGTCCAGAGGAACGCAATACTGCAGGACTTGTACCCCTAGCTCGGTCTTCATTTTTTAATTTCATTGTCGAGTTTAAGATTTATTAACTGTAATTCTAAAGTCAGTCTGTCTATTTCTTTGTCTCGCTCTAACAAATTCTCATTTAATGTTCTTACAGCTAATGCTGCTAACTGTACTCTTGATTTTAAATCATCAACATCATCAGTTAACCCTGTCACTAACCATTCATTAAAGTTCTTGTGTGCTTTAGGTATAGGAACATCAGCGTTCTTATACTCTTCTTCTTTTGTCATTGGCTTAATGATACGTCTAGCACCATCAATCGCTCTTTCTAGTATTGTCGTTTTGTTTTTGTCCGTCATTTTTTATCTCCTTTCAATTTATCGTACGCGTGTTTTTTAATATCTTTATCTGTCTTCATAATAGTTATTGCATCTATACCATTATAAGCTTTTATAGCAGGACTCTGTGATACAACTGTTCCTCCTATACTAGACAATAGTAATACCTCACTGCAACCTGTGCAAACCATCAGTGTCAAAATACAAAGTATTACCTTCTTCATCTAACTCTCCTTGTGAATTACACATGGTGCACTGTGCTATTATTTCTTTAGGATTTCCTACTGATTCGTTAGGTATCCTAATATATCCATTGCCTGTACACCGTGGGCATATTTTATTTTTTGTCGAGTTTGCCATTTAGTTTTTGTGCTTTCTCATTTACTAATATGTTTATTGTTTGCGCCCTGCTTAACACTGCATTTGGCACTAACATTTTTTTTCTCATCTTATCAATTAAATTGTATGTGTCATGTGACAGCGATACATTTTTATATTTAGTTATGTCAGTCATTTATGATATACTCCTTTCTGGTTAGTTTCATATATAGGATTTTATATATAAAATACAATAAGGAGTCAATGATTAAATTTATATTAATGTTAAAAGTATGCTCAGCTTTAGACGGTACTTGTTTGCCACAACAAACCGTAGGCGTATATGATAATTGGCATCAGTGTGCTAGGCAAGGCACTGTTGAAACCTTAACTCTATTAGACAGCATGGGAGAAGAGTTAGTTAATAAAAACAAACTCTATGTAGCTTTCTCTTGTCAAACTTCTAACGACGTTTAGTTATTGCGGAGGGTTATCTCCACAAATATAACCTATAACTTTCTTACCTTTGTACTCATGATAGACATGATTACTAAATAAAGTTCTTTTTTTGTTTTCTAAAACTTTAACGTTTTGATGAAACCAGCCACTACAATCTTCTTGTATCTCGAACGTATCCATTTTGATGTCTCCACCAAATGTTAGATACATAAGAGTGATCATAATGGGTTTCATTTATTTCCAGTCTCGTTCTGATTCTTCTAGTTCTTTGCCTTTTTTTGTGCCCCATGTCAAAACTTTATTTAAACCACTAGATTTTAAAGTTAATGTTGCAAAAGGTTTCCAGGCTTTTGTAATCAAGTTTAGTTCTAATAACAATGTATTCCATTGTTTAGTAGTAATGTTAGTTGCTTCTATTGTTACTTTTTTCATATGTCTCCTTTCTAATTTTATTCTAGGATATTATTTGATGTTTGTCAACGTCCCTGGCCTTTGTATTTCTTAGGTCTTTTTTGCCCCGGTCCCATCTTCTTTCTTATTCTACCTGGACGCTTTTTAGGCGTACGCTTGTGGTAGTTCGAGACTCCGTATAAATTACCTTTCTTCTTGGCCATCTGT